CACCCCAGAATTCCAAGACTGGCTTTATAACAGATCAGGAGCATCTTTTGATACTTGGGTTTATGCTCCACATATTACAAATTTTGCTCAATCTTGGGATGATGAATTATCAACCTCTAGCTTATACAGATTAATTTTAGCTTGCGAGAATACTGGCGTCCTCTCTGGTGTGACTCGCAGAGGTAGCATTTCTCAAGTAGAGTATACAGAAGGTAGTGATTACACCAAGGGATTAATCATGGGCTTTACTAGAGATCGAAGATGGGTCTCTAACGAAGATCCAACTAATGATGGATCTCTACAACATCCAAGGTCAGGAGGATTTATCCTAGCGCCTACAATTTCTTATGATATATCTTCTATAGCTTTTGGAAGAACATCAGAAATCTCTAGAGATGGCTGTTTAGTTGGGTCTGGGTGGGCAGGGATGTTTGTTCCTTTCTCTGCGACAACCGACTCTGGAAAAGCCTTATCTGCTTGTGGAGAAGAGTTCTGTAATTTGGCTGTAACATTTAATTATGAAAAAGATACAGTGTCTCTTTACCTAGATTCAGAATTATTATCAGCTTCTGCAATCTCTAAAATATTTGGAACTCAGCCAACTCATTCTATCAAGCTTCCAACATTTAAAAAGAGTAATAGTTTTGAGTATGGCCCTAATACGGTAGGGCCTTTAGCACCTAACTCACTAAAATCTGGTCCTAAGCTCAACACGTTCTTCACCCCATGGATTTTAGGAGGAGGTTATACCGATGGTATGGCTTCTTACGGAAACTTTATGGGAGGAGAGTATAATGGAGTTAATAGTGGACTTAAGGGCTATTTAGGAAGCACTAAATTCTATTCAAAACCTCTAGAAGATGCGGAAGTTAAATTTAATTACTCAATACAACAAAAGCTCTATAAGAATCTAGAAGGTGATATACCTAAAACAGTTAGACTAATTATCGCTCTTGGTCAAAGTAACATGGATGGAAACTTTGTGCCAATCGGAGGATCAGATGTCCCAGCAGAGTATAAGCAAGTTCAAGTAGGGAAGAAGATTTGGACTCCATCAAGCTTAACCTCTAGTGCGGGAGGTTGGTTGGACAATAATCCTGTTAACTTTGAGAACCCTCTGTATGGAGGTTACAACCAGTCGAGATACTTCATTACCGAGCCAGCATATAGATTCGATTCTGTCTTTAATGGTAACAATCTGTTCTTCCACTATGATATGTTATTACCATTCATGGATAAACTTTATCAGCAGGAAGGTGGTAATGACGTGTTCTTAATTAAGAACGCTAAAAACTCTACAGCCATGGTCAGTGGTTTAAATGCCTCTGCTGAAGCTTTATCTTGGACTGACGAGAATACTGCTGTTTACGACGTTCAAGGCTCTGGTCTCTATAAAACTTTAGCTAGAGATGTTTCTTCTGCTGTTTCTGCATTAAGGGCTCAATTTGGTTCTTATGCTTACATAGATCCAACAATATTAATGATTCAAGGTGAGTTTGATTCTTATCATTTTGATGATCAAACTAATTATCCTGATCCTGTCGATATCCCCACATCTTGGCCTCTATACTTCTCATCAGTCTTGTATCCAAAATTACAACAAGACTTGAAGAATGCTTTAAATGATCCGACTGCGGATGATTATCCTTGGATAATGGGAAGAACTCATATCGAAATGGCACAGGATCTGGTAGAGCCTCTTGAGCGTCTGCCATATTATGTTGGCATCATTAGAACTGGGCAGCAAGCTGTAGCTAATAACGAATCTCTTAATGTCCACTTAGTGGATCTTGATGGGGTGGATAACTTTGTTAGAACAACTCCTTCAGACGAATCTAAGATTCACTTTAATGCTTCTGGTCTAACCATAGTAGCAGATAGGTTCTGGACCAAGTATAAAGAGATTAAAGGTTTGTCTTAGATGATATATAAACACTAGAGGATATAGGAATGGCAAACTTAGGTGAATCTGAAACAGTGTTAGGCGCTATCCCTCAGCAGAGGATATTGAATAGCGTTAAGCAAAAAAATTCTAAAAAATTAAATGGTTTGCGATTCCCATTTGACAGAACCACAGATGGTTATTTTTCTAAAATGTCCGATGTGGACGTTGTTAGGTCTAACTTAAGACAATTAATCATGACCGAACCAGGAGAACGGGTAATGTTACCTGATTTTGGCTGCCCTTTGCGCTCTCTTTTATTCGCACCATTTGATAGAGAGTTGGTTTCTGAAATGAGGGAAAGAATTGAGCGAGCGATTCTAACCTATTTACCAACTGTTAGAATTCTTGGTTTAGACGTTATACCGTTGGATGACTATGCCTCAAATGGCATATCTACATTAAAAATTGTATTAAATTGCAAGATATTAGATATCGCTGATTCAGCATTTACAGTTAAGGTTACGCTATGACATTTGATGGTTCAGTCAGTTCAGACTTCTTAAAATTAGTAAGATATCCTGAATCAAAAAAGGAATCTTTAATTGATTTTGCAGGGACTGATTTTAATTCTTATAGGCTAAACCTAATTGATTACATCAGAGCGGTCTACCCCTTAGACTATAATAACTTTGTCGAATCTGATTTAGGAATGATGTTAGTTGATTTAGTTGCTTATGTAGGAGCAACAACTTCAATGAAAGCAGACTTCTTAGCTAACGAAAATTATCTTAGAACTGCAAAAAATAGAAATAACATTAAAAAATTATTAGAGCTTATAGGCGTTAGGATGAAAGGACCTATCGGAGCGGCAGCAAATGCAACGATAACTTTCGATAGCAGTCCTTACGTAACAACTTATGACCAGCTAGAGATCCCGTTCTCAAATAGGACTATCCAAATAACATCACCAGATGATGGCGCACCATTAGTTTATACTTTGTATAAGTATACAAATGGTTTAGTAGATTTAGTAAACCAAAACGCATCAATAATCTTAACGGAGATCGAGGGCGTAGGCGGAGATGCCGCTAACCCAGGGACTGTAGTGCTACACGATAATCTAGTTTTACTGGAGGGTTCTTTGGTGAGAAAGACTGGAAACTTCGGAGCAGAGACTGGGATTAAGACGGTAACGTTGGATTCTAGCCCCGTTATTGAAGGGTCTGTAGAAGTATTTATAACAGGTAATTCCCAAACTAGCGGTGTCTACACTCAGGTAGATAACGTCTATTTTGCATCAGGATCTACAGCCAAGATATTCCAACTAGTTTCTGATGATGACTTTAAAGCTAGCGTGATTTTTGGAGATAACCTAACGGGACAATCACCAGCCCCAGGCGACTCATTTTTGATAACCTACAGGGTTGGTGGTGGAGAGAGAGGTAATATAAACGCTGAAGTCATCAACTTCCCAGTCGTTGTGAATAACATAACTCAAGGCACTACAGCTAATTGTGTTTTAGAGAATTCTAGTAAAGCTACTGGAGGATCAGATGCTGAGACTGTCGATCATGCTAAAAAGTATGGCCCCTTAACATTTAGGAGACAGGATCGAGTTGTTACTTTGGATGATTTTGATACTTTCGCAAATACATTTATTTCTTCTTACGGATCTATAGGGAAAGCGACAGCAGCAGTTAGGAGAGCTTACTCATCAGCAAATATTATTGATTTGTATATCCTAGAGAAAGCAAGCGATACACAACTCAGAAAAGCAACCCCAACGTTTAAAAAAGAGCTTCTAGACGCCATAGAACCTAAAAAAATGTTAACTGATGAGGTTGTGGTTGTAGACGGACTTATTAGAACAATTGATCTTGTAATTACTGCAAGAATTGATAGAGAAATTAAGGAGACTGAGGAGTTAATTAAATTAAATATTAGAGACGTTATACTAGATTACTTCAATGTTGACAACAGATATTTTGGTCAAGAGTTCAATCCTCAAGAAGTAGCTCGTTCAACTTTCCAAATACCCGAGGTGAGATTTGCAACTGTAGATAACTTCCCAACGACAATTAAGGCTGATTTTAATGAAATTATTCAGCTTAATAACTTAACAATTAATATAGTGAGGGTGTGATGACATCTCAGAGATTTAACTTACAAAAAAAAGAATTTTATAAGAGAAACCTCTCTGATGCCATTGAAGTATTAATTCCTGGGCAATACTTACAAGCTGATTTAGACTTATCTGGGATAGAGGTTGATCCTACTAATGTGATTTTAAATAATCATATTTTATTAGCAAGAGATCTCAATACAATACTTCCGCTGTCCGCAGGCATCTTTTTTTCATCAATAAACACCTACCAAGGTATACAGTCATTCTTCTTTAAGCAGAATAACTACACTAACATAACCCCAGAGTCTTTCGAAAGAACTGTTTTAAATGAGTTAGGCACTTCTTTCCGCTTATTCGAATCAAGCTCTGTATTTAAAGATTTTGTGACTACATCACTAATTCCACAAATACAAACTAATACAAGATCTGGTCCCTTAGTGGGAGCATCTGGCACAGACAAACTGATTCAGAGTCTTGGTTGGTTTTATTTCTTAGCTGGTAGCTCCACTGACTCATATCAACCATCTTCAACGGTAGTAAATTACTTTGTAGATAAACTTTACAGAGGGAAGCCTCTAACGATCGCTGACGGAATAAATGCACTAACCGAATATTTATGGAGGAATCAATCATCCTACTCCAGTTATATACCAGCTAATTTCTTATCAGGATCAACCACTTATACAAGTGGAACTCAATTGCTAGAGGCACTAAAGACATATAACTCTGTAATATATTCAACAGAAACTTCAGATATAGCTGATACTTTAGTCAGAGATAGCTTTGAACTATTTAGTCAGACTTCTGAATTAAACTTGGACACTAAATCTAAAGGACCATTCTTTAGATTACTAAAAGCTTTTTCATTTCTATTCTCGGACCAAAGATCTGAGGTCAATGACCTTGAGATCCTTTACGATCTAGAGCAATGCCCTGACCATCTTCTAGAGGAAATAGCAAAGCTGATTGGTTGGGAGTTGGTAGGATATGACCCAAAGAAATGGAGACTACAACTTGTTAACGCTGTCCAAATATATAAGAGAGCGGGCACGAAACAATCCATTATTGCGGCAGTAAACAGCGTCTTCACCCCAGACATAGTTAATATTAGCAGTAATCTTAGAGAGCTCTGGGAGTCATACGTCCCATTCTTGATACTTTATTCTTTAGCAACAAAATCAATACATTTTCAAGATTTTAGAACATATACACCGGATAAAGCTATTCAACTAGGGATCAATGATTATGACTATGGAAACTTTGATAATAATATTAAACTAGCTGTTGACAAGATTATTTTAACCTTATTTGAAGAGTTTCCTGATCATTTTCAATTAGCAAAATCTTTATTCCCTGTAGACTCCGAAGATTTTAAATTTGATTACAGAGGTAGAGTATATCCTATCCCTCCTTTTGAAGAAATTCCTTATTATGTTCATTGTGTAATAAGTGATGCACTATTGACACGGTTAGCTGATCTTTTAGTTTGTTTTGGAGTTCCTCAAGATTTTGCAATTAAAGTTAAAAACTACATTGATCAAAACACAATATCAACTATAGATGAAAGATTCTTAGATTATTCTGAGAATAATGGTTGGCTATTCTTTACCCTAGATTATCAGCAACCCCCAAACTGGGAAGAAATCATTCTAGATCCTGTAGCTAAGAAAGAGCTTTACTTACCTCTTTGGAATGGTAAGTCTTCTCATTATAAGCTTAACTTTGATGCTAACGATTTTAACTTCTCTAAGGCTACTTACGAGACTGATTCTCAGCAGGTAATTCAAGTAGCTAACAGACTAGCAGACAGATTCGCACCAGCCCACGCGATCAAGGATTCTTCAGTTATTCTAAGGACTGAGGATGAATATTCCCCTGCGGATGATGTCAGACCTCAGTTTTGGCTTGATAAGTCTGACGAGTTAGTTGGGCAGTTATCCTCTATTACTTTTGGAAATGTTGATATTTCAGCTATTGATCTATTAGGAACTTTACTTGAATTTAGTGGGGTTAGGAATAGCAGATACACATTCTCTTCCTTGGTTATAACAAACCTGTCTAGCGTAGAGAAGATAATTGCAAAACGTAATACTTACAGAAGAAAAGATTATCATAACAAATTAAGTGTAGCAGGCTACTACAGTAGGACTGGAGTAAACGCTCCTTTATTTACTGAGATGTTAGTTGGCGATCCTTTACAAGAGTTTAAATTTACTCAGTATACATTTGCTGAAAACCCTGAAGCTCTCTATAACCCAATCAAAGGTTATTACCCAAACAGAGACCTAAATCTTGCTGCAAAAAACTCTGTGCCAAGATCTGTAGAAAGAATTTGGATGCCATTATCAGGACTTTTTTATAATGGAGGAGAGACTAATACTTACGATTGGACAACTTTAGATGCTGAATTAGATGCAATCTCTTCGGTGAATTGTCAGGCTGTAATTAAATTCTATATTGACCATCCACAAACTTTTGATGAGAATGGTCCGACAGGACTACTCAGACCTTTTGCATTGCCTCTGTTTCTTAGTGCTGTAGCCCGAGAGCAGTATGAAGTCCCATCAGGGCGTTTTGATCAAGCCCTAGAAGGCGATTCAGTCATAACACAAGCTACTAGAGGTGTTTCAGGCTATTTACCAAACTATGCTGATCCTCTATTAGTATCTTCTCTACAAACTACAATCTCCGCAATAGGTGCTAGGTATGATGGAGACCCAAGACTAGCGATGATAGAGATAGGTTTACTTGGTCATTGGGGTGGATGGAA